CTGTAACAACGTTCCTGGGTATAAGACCATGCGTGGTAATCTGGAGTTCCGCAAAAAACTTCTAACCATGGCGGCGGGCGACATTTCTTTCAAGAACGATATATACTCGATGTGCAGCAGGGATATACTTTTTTTCATTAACTCGTGCGTGTTTACCTACGATCCCCGATTGAAGAAAGAGAAGGTCATACCATTTATTACTTATGATTTTCAGGATGTCGCTATAGACATGGTTGTTCATTCCACTGGCGATTTATACGCTGAGAAGTCGCGGGATATGGGGGCTTCGTGGATATTTCTTACAGTAGATGAGTGGGAATGGCAATTTCACGATGACTATTCGGTGCTGTTAGGGTCGCGGACAGAGGATTATGTTGATAAGAAGGGCGATAGAAAGTCTTTGATGTGGAAGGTTGACAGTATTATTGCCAACCAACCGAAATGGCTGCGTCCCGATTACTACAGGATTTACCTGCACTTCGAGAATCTTGACAATGGTTCTACTATAGAGGGCGAATCGACAACAGGCGATTTTGCCCGCGGCGGTCGTTGGACGAAGATAATGCTCGATGAGTTTGCTGCCGTGGAACCGGACGGACAGAAGGTGTTAAAGGCTACTCGTGACGCTACAAAAAGGAGGATATTCAATTCGACCCATCAGGGTTCCGCTACGTCATTCTACAGGATCGGCCAGACGAATATACCCAAGCTGATAATGCACTGGTCAGTCCATCCAGAGAAGAATAAAGGGTTGTATTACAGTGTAGATGGCGAGCTTGTCCAGTTAGACAAGAATTACAGGGACACGGTGGTTGTTGATGGCATAAAATACGATTTCCCATCGGAGTATCCGTTCATACTCGATGGCAAGCTCAGGAGTCCTTGGTATGACAATGAATGTGCAAGGGCGGAACACCCTATGGAAATTGCACAGGAATTGGATATTGACCCATTCAGTTCCGACTTCCAGTTCTTCGACCCCAATATGATAGATGAGATTGAAAAACAACATGTCTGCAACCCTTACGCCGAAGGAGAGGTAGAGTTTGATGCAGACTCGTATGACCCTATCGGATTCGTTGATGGCGTTAACGGCCCGCTTAAGCTGTGGGTATACCCTGATTACCTGAATAAGATTGACAGGAACATGGAGATAGGTTGTGGCTGTGACGTGTCTGCTGGTACAGGTGCGAGTAATTCTACGTTGAGTTTTGTCAATCTGCGAACAGGCGAGAAAATAGCCGAGTATGCGAATCCGTGGGTTAAACCAGAGTACTTCGCAAAGTTAGCAATAGCTTATTGTAAGTATTTCAATGATGCTTTTCTGGTATTTGACGCAAGTGGTCCGACTGGCAGGGTGTTTTCGGACGAGATTATCCGTGTTGGGTACAGGAATCTATATTACAGGCGAAACGAAGAGGGTTTGAATAAGAAGGTATCCGACAAGCCAGGCGTATTTCTGAATACTAAGGAGAGGTCGGCTATACTCGGATTGTACCGCAGAAGCCTGAAAGACAGGCTGTTTATCCAGCGAAGCTCATTAGCCAATCAGGAGTGTTTAGAGTACATCCAGAAGACGAGTGAAGAGATAATACACAGTTCTGCCGCGAACAGTATTGACCCGTCCGGTGCTGGTATGAGCCACGGTGATAGGGTTATTGGCGACGCTTTGGCCGCTAAATGCGTACAGTTCTTGGGCAAAAAGCCTGATAAGACAGACAACGTCATGGGCGAACCGCCGCCGAGAAGCTACGCCGCTATATGTCGGCGAAGAGAGCTTAAGGCCAAAACTCAAAAGGAATGGTAATATGAATGAAATGACGAACGAAACCAAGTTGAAAGCCGAATTTCGATCCGTTATAGGCAATCTGGTTTTTGACGGTACAGTAAGCACAGATGTGTGTATTGCGCGGGCAGAACTGCTTAAAAAAGAAATAGATTATACGGTGCAAGCATTAAGAAGGAGTCGAAATGAGCGAGATATCTGTTCAGACACTGGTAAGCCGAATAACGAATGTCATTGAGATTCACCAGCGAGCGGAAGACGTTACCGTTGCCGAGGTAATTGGCGTATTGGAGTGCATAAAATTGGACTTGTACCGAGAAATATCAGAAGGAGACATGGACGAAGATTAGGTAAGTATTTAACAAACTGATAGAAAAAATTGTTAAATATTCAATTTTTTCCTTGCAATTTGCCGAAGAAGGTATATAAGACTGCAAATATAGTATAGGTTCTATTGAAATTAAGGGGTTGCCCACAGAGGCTAAACTATGGCGAAATTCAATCATAAAAACCCATCAGACATAGCACAATTAAGCAAAGCGGTTGGTTATTCCTACGACACCCTAAAAGTGTTTAGGGATAACAGAATTGGATTGATGAAGGAATATGTTGGGGCGCACTATTCTGAGTCTGGTTCTACCGACAAAGTCCCGATAAATCTTCTTGAACTGGCGATGAACATATACCTTCAGAAATTAGTCGCTAAGAATCCAGCCATATCAATCACCACAGACCACAAGAAACTAAAGGAAATATCCAATCGTTTTGAAATTGCTGGTAATCACCTCATTAAAGAAATCAGGCTCGGCAAGACGCTTGAGACAGTTGTTTCCGCTGCGATGTTTTCCAAGGGGATTGTAAAGATTGGCCTGAACATTTCTAAGGTCGAGGTTGGTGGTATAACTCACGACAGCGGTCAGCCTTTTGTTGATGCTATTTCGCTTGACGACTGGGTTGAGGATATGACGGCCAGCACAAATGAGAACGGCCAGTACGAAGGTAACTACTGGTATCCCACGATAGACGAAGCCGAGGAACTGTTTCCAGGCGAAACATTTACTCCGGTAACCGAAGAAACAAATAAGCATGACAAAGACCACAACATATCAGAAGGATCAACAACCCAAAGGGAAGAATTCAGGCCTACTGTAAAACTGCTTGATTTATTCCTGAAGAAGCAGAATTTGATTTTGCAATGCACCACGACAGATGACGATAAAGACCCGATAGACAAGGTGTTGAAGGCCATTAAGTGGAAAGGCCCGGAGAATGGCCCGTACAGAAAGCTCGGCTTTGCTCAATTAGAGGGCAATACTATGCCTCTTGCTCCTGCAATGCACTGGCTTGATATGCACGAGTTGACGAACAACTTATTCAGGAAACTTGGCAGGCAGGCAACCAGGCAGAAAACAGTTACAGGTGTCCGTCCGGGCGGTCAGCAGGATGGCGACAGGATTATAAACGCCAGTGACGGCGACATGATAGCTATGGACGACCCCAGAAACGTCATGGATTACAACTCCGGCGGCATCAAGCAGGAAACATTGGCCTTCATGATGTTAGTCAAAGATATGTTCAGCTATATGGCTGGCAATCTTGACATGCTCGGCGGGCTTGGGCCTCAATCAGAGACCCTTGGTCAAGACCAGTTACTTTCAGTATCTGCTTCCATGCGAGTCCAGAAGATGCAGAAGGAAGCTACCGAGTTTACTACTGATGTCCTGAGAGACCTGATGTGGTATTTATGGTATGACCCGAACCCCAAACAAAAGGATGTAGTGCGGAAACTTGCCGGTTTTGAGAGCATATCTATTACTATACCATTTAATCCCGACGACAGAGAAGGCGATTACCTCGAATATAACCTTGAAATGGAACCATATTCAATGCAGCACCAGACACCCGAATCCAAGGTTCAGGGCCTAAGGACTATATTCGCCGAGATTATCATGCCTCTAATTCCGATGATGGAACAGCAGGGAATAACACTTGACATTGAGAGTTTCTTTAAGAAACTTGCCAAACTTACAAGTCTAAACGAACTCAATGATATTGTAAGGTATTCCTCACCTAACATTGAACATGATCCGGTTGGAAGTTCAGACCAAGTTGGTAGGCCAGCAGCGACTACAAGGACTAACGTAAGAGTTAACCGGCCAGGGGCGACCAATTCTGGGAAATCGCAAATTTTACAGCAGGCTCTACTTGGAGGAAAGCCTCAGGCATCAGAGATAGCATCATTAACGAGACCAACAGGCTAATGGAGAAAGTAATGGAAAAGTGCGATGACCATACCGGCTGTGTGAATCAAATAAACACTAATAAAGAGAATATAGCAAAGATATA